CGGCCACCGAGCAATACATCATCGGCGGTCAGCGCTAAGACCCAGCATCACAGCTTCCCCGAAGGCCCGTTTCTCCTAACCGAGAGCGGGCCTTTTTGCTTTCCGTACCGGCGCGGCATCACCGGGCTCAATCCTTGGACATGTCCATGCAAACCGCAGAGAACGCAGCACCCGCAGTCGAGAACGTAACGCCTACGGCCTCCACGGAACAGGCGCAACAGCCCGCAGCAGTGAGCACGGAACCGGGCGCCGAGCAAACCGCAGCAGTTGGCGAGCAGCAGCCGCAGCAGCAGGAAAAGCCCAAGAGCGATTGGGTGCAACGGCGCATCGACCAGCTCACGCGGGAGAAACACGAGGCATTGCGACGGGCCGCCGACGCAGAAGCACGAGTCAGCCAGGGTCAACAGCCGTCCGGTGAGCAACGCACCGGGCAGTCCATGACACCGGACGAGATCCGCGCCGAAGCGAAGCGCCTGATCCAGCAGGAAAAGTTCGATGCCGACTGCAACAAGGTGTTCGACGCCGGCAAGACCGAGTTCCCCGACTGGGATTCGTCGCTGCGCACGTTCCAGATGCTTGGCGGCGCCCCCGCTGAGTTTCTCGAAGCCGTCACGGCGATGGATGGCGGCCACAAGGTGCTTCACCACCTTGGCCAGAACCCGGAAGAAGCCGAACGCCTGCTGTCGCTTCCTCCGTTGCGCATGGCGCTTGAGCTGGCCCGTCTTGAGACGAAGGTCGGCCAGGCCACACCGAAACCTGTATCCAACGCTCCTGCCCCGATCACCCCTGTGGGTGGCAAGTCCGCACCTGTCGAACCCGAAGAATTCGCGTCGACGGCGGACTACATCGCGTGGAAGAAGCGCAACCGTAAATGAGGTCTTAAATGCCGAATACGCTTCTCACTCCGACCAAGATTCTCGACGAATCGCTGATGATCCTCGAGAACAACCTGTCCTTCACGAGCCGCGCGAACCGCGATTACGACAAGCAGTTTGCCGTTTCAGGTGCCAAGATCGGCGCGACGGTCAACGCGCGTAAGCCGAATCGCTTCGTGGGTACGACCGGCCCGAATCTGAACATCGAAGGCGTGAACGAACAGTCGGTACCGATCACGCTGACGACGCAGTTCCACGTCGACTTCACGTTCAGCTCGATGGAATTGACGTTGATCGTCGATGAGTTCGCCGATCGTTACCTCAAGCCCGCAATGGCGACGATCGCCAATAAGATCGACTTCGACGGCCTGCAAATGGCTTCGCTGGTCGCGAACAACGTTGGCACGGTCGGTACGCCGCCGAGTGACATCGATGTGGTCCTTTCGGCTGGTACCGCGCTCGACTATGAGGCGGCACCGCGCGATGGCATGCGTCAGATCGCATGGGATCCGGTGAGCAACCAGAAAATGGTGAAGGGCGCAGCTGGCCTGTATAACCCGGCTCGGTCGATCGGCGAGCAATATGAGTCGGGCATCTTCCAGGCGACGTCACTCGGTTTCGACATCGCATCGGATCAAAACGTTGCCACACTCACAACCGGCACGCGCACGAATGGCACGGTCTCGGGCGCCGCACAAACAGGCTCGACGCTGATGGTGACAGGGCTCGGTGCCGCCGCGACTGTCAACAAGGGTGACACGTTCACGATGCCGGGCGTCTATGCGGTGAACCCGCAGAACCGTCAATCGACCACCCAGCTTCGCAAGTTCACCGCGACGGCTGCCGCGACGGCTGACGGCTCGGGCAATGCGACGCTCTCGATCTTCCCGCCGATCAACACGGCTGCGTCGAACCAGCAGTATCAGACGGTCACGGCTGGCCCGGCGAACGCCGCGGCGGTGACGTGGGACGTGCCGGCCAGCACGCAGTATGTGGCCTCGCTGGCGTACCACAAGAACGCCTTCACGCTGGCGACCGCCGACCTTGAGGACATGAGCCAGTACGGCGCATGGGGTAGCCGTCGCGTGCATAAGGGCATCTCGATGCGTATTGCTCGCCAGTACGCGATTGGCACCGACACGGTTCCGTGCCGGATCGACGTGCTGTACGGATGGTCGGCCATCTATCCCGAACTGGCCTGCCGGATCATCCGTTGATCATGGCGCTGCTGCAACAATCGGCCCCCGCTTCGGCGGGGGTTTTTGCTTCTGGAGGCAACGTGTTCCAAGAATTTCCGATGTGGGTCAAGCACGAAAGCGGCGAGTCGAAGATTGTGGATAGCGAGGAAGCGTTCGCCGCGCTTGGCGATGGCTGGAAGAAGCCGGAAATAGCCAAGCCGGTACCGCGCGAAAAGACGCCCGAGTTCGTCGAATTCCCGAAGTGGGTCGGCGATGTGCTCGTGCAGAACGCCGACGAAGAAGCCGCACTGCTCGGCTCCGACGACGCCGACACGCGCGCCGCGCTGCTTCTGATCGCAGCCGAGAAGGGCGTGAAGGTCGACAAGCGCTGGTCTGACGACAAGATCCGCGCAGCGCTGGAGGCAGCGTGACGACGGCCGTCGACCTGTTCCAGCTCGCGCTGAAGGATCTGGGCGCGCTCGGTATCGGGCAGGCGATCTCTGCCGAGGATACGGCCGACGCGCTGAGCACCGTCAACATGATGCTCGATTCGTGGCAGGCCGAACGGCTAATGGTCTATCACCTGATCGACACCGCCATCCTCTCGACCGGCAAGCAGTCATACACGGTGGGGCTCGGCGGCGACTTCAATATCGCGCGCCCGATCAAGATTGCGAGCGCCTACGCGCGCCTGAATCCGGGTACCGCAAACCCGATCGATTACCCGGTGAAGATGCTCGACGCGCGCGAGGACTACGCGCGCATCGCGCTCAAGTCGCTCGCATCGTTCCCGGAATGGGCGTTCTATGACGCCGCGATGCCGCTCGGCAACCTGTTCTATTACCCGGTCCCGAGCAGCAGCTTCGAGCTCCACATCCTGACGATGGAGCAGTTGCCGCAATTCCCGACGCCCGCGACCGTCATCACGTTGCCGCCCGGCTATCTGGCTGCAATCCGATACAACCTCGCGGTCTGGCTCTGCGGCATGTATCAGATCGACCCGCCGCGCTCCGTCCAGATGCTTGCGGCTGGCACGAAGCGGACCATCAAGCGCATGAACACGCAGATTCAGGCGATGTCCATGCCGCGCGGGCTCGGTACGACGCAGAAGTACAACATCTACTCGGATCGGCCTTACTGATGCGCGTCCCTCTCACATCCGGCGCGTATGCGGCGAAGAGCATCATCGCGAACGCGCAGCGCTGCGTGAACCTGTATGCCGAGGCCAATCCGCAGGATGCGCCGGCGCCGTTCACGTATTACCCGACGCCAGGGCTGACGCTCATTTCGACGCCGCCGGTTGCGGGCGAATCGCGCGGCATCTATACGGCGACGAACGGCAAGCGCTACGAGGTCGTCGGCGCGAATGTCTATTACGTGGACGCGTCCAACACGTACGCCAGCATCGGCACGCTGCAGTCGCTTTCTGGCCCCGTGTCGATGGTCGACAACGGCACGAGCGTGTTTGTCGTTGATGGCTCGACTACCGGCTTTACCATCGACTTGACGTCGAACAAGATGACGCAATGTACCGATCCGGCGTTCTACGGCGCCGACAAGGTGGATTACGTCGACGGATATTTCGTCTTCAATCAGCCCGGCACGCAGCATTTCTACATCTCGCTTTTCAACGACATTGCATTCGATCCGCTCGACATCGCGAGCAAATCAACGTACGCGGACAACCTTGTCACGCACGCCGTGATGCATCGGGAAATCTGGCTGTTCGGCGAACTGACGACCGAGGTCTGGTACAACACCGGCGCATCTGACTTCACGTTCGGGCGTATGCCGGGCGTGTTCATCGAGCATGGGTGCGCTGCAAAGCATTCAGTCGCCAAGATCGATCTCGCGCTGTTCTGGCTGTCGAAAGACCTGCAAGGGCAGGGCATCGTGTTCGCCGGCAAGAACTATTCAGCCGAGCGTATTTCGACGCATGCGATCGAGCAGGAATTTTCGACTTACGACCGCATCGATGACGCGATCGGTTTTTCCTACCTGCAAGGCGGCCACGCGTTCTACATGCTGTCTTTCCCGGCCGCCAATAAGACCTGGTGCTTTGACACGGCGACCGGCCAGTGGCATCAGCGCGGCTACCTTGAAGTGGACGGCTCGTTCAGCCGCCATCGCGCGAACTGCCATTCGTCGAACGCTGGCCGGAATCTGGTTGGCGACTATCAGACGGGCGCAGTCTATGCGCTCGACCCCAGCAGCTATACCGACAACGGTAATGCGATCGTGCGCGTCCGAAGTTTCCCGCACATCAGTGGCGCGGACGGCAATCGCGTGCTATTCCGCCAGTTCATCGCGGACATGGAAGTCGGTAATGGGCTGCCGGGCGATACGGCGCCGCCGGAGGTCCGCTTGCGATGGTCGGACGATCGGGGCGCGAGCTGGGGCAACGCAGTAACGGCATCGCTTGGTAAGGTCGGTGAGTATCTAACCTCGATTCAGTTCCAGCGGCTCGGCTACGCACGCGACCGCGTGTTCGAGCTCTCATGGTCGGTGCCCGTGAAGACGGCGCTCAACGGTGCATGGGTGGACGTGTCGAGGGCGCGCACGTGACCACATCAGCGAACCTTCCGAGCCCTGGCGCACCGATTGTCGGGCCTGACGGACAGCTCTCGCCCGTGTGGTTCAGTTTCTTCATGGCGATCTTCAACCGCACCGGCGGCACAGGCGAACCCGTCGACGTGTCGGGCCTGCAAACGTCTATCGAGGTGCAGGGAAAGGAAATCGACGAACTATTCCGGCTTGAAGGAGCGAACGTCACTGCGCCGCTCGTCAGTGCGCTTCTTCAGCGCGTAATCGCGCTAGAGATGGCTGTGCAAAGCACGGTCCCCGTCCTCTCTGCAGCGCCCCAATCGCTACCCGATGCCGTTCCCGTTACCCGCGCCTCATCGACATTGCCCGATCCCGTTGCAGCGCGCCCCGCAGACAGCACAACCGACATTTACAAACTGGTGAACTCATGAGCGTGAATTGGAAAACCCTCTATCAAGGCGTGCTCACTGGTGCGGCCGCCGCCGTCTACTCGCCAGGCGCAGCGCTCCAAGGCGCGGTGCATGCGGCGAACGTCTGGAATCCGACTGCCGCGGCTGTGACGCTGAATCTCTACATCGTGCCGGCGGGCGGCACTGCCGCCGATGCGACGCGCGTCGTGCAGATGAGCGTGCCGGCTGGCAAGTATCTGCCGATTCCCGACATCGTGAATCACAAGGTGGCGAATCCTTCTGCTTTGTATGCCGATGGCGTCGGGCTGACACTAACGGTATCGGGTGCGGAGGCGACGGCATCGTGAGGAATTTGCTGAAGATTGCCGAAGGCGTCAACGTCCAGCCGCTCCTGAACGCCATCTATCGCAAGCCGCAACTCTGGAGGGCAGACGATTTCCTGCGCAAGTTCCCGCAGGGGCCGTTTGGCGAGACGGACACGATCTATCTGCGCTTTCAGGACAAGGTGCCAGTCGAGAACGACGAGCAGCTCGACCTCTACCAGCAGAACAGGCTTGCAGGCCATGACCTGCACGAATGCCCATGGCGGCCGGAAGTCAACGAACTTCCCGAAGCCCGCGCGCACGGCATGGCGCTCATGTCGTCGATGGGCGCGACGCGCCTTGGCCGCTGCATGCTCAATCGCATCGTGCCCGGCGGCAAGATCTTCCCGCATGCCGATTCGCCTTGGCATGCGGACTATTGGGACCGTTATCACATCGTGATCCAGTCTGAACCCGGCAACGTGTTCCGATGCGGTGATGAACAGGTCTGGATGCGCCCCGGTGAGGTCTGGTGGTTCCAAAACGCGATCGAGCACGAGGTCATCAATAACTCGGCCGAGGATCGTATTCACCTTGTCGTCGACCTGAGGTTCTGATGATCACATTCGCAGTCGAGAAGTTCTCGGACGTCTACGGCGAGCTGCTTCCGCTCCTGCATGAGCATTACGGCGAGATTTCGACGCACAAGGAGCACGACGTGCCGCTCGATCCGATTGTCGACGTGTACCGTGCGCGCGAGGCCGACGGCTCCCTGTTGATGGTGATCGGGCGCGAGGCCGGCGAAATCGTCGCCTACTTCGTATGTTTCGTCGCGCCGGGGCTGCACTACCGCTCCTGCCTGACGTGCTCTCCCGACATCTTCTTCGTGCGCGAGGACAGGCGCAGCGGCCTCGCGGGCGTGCGTATGTTCAGGTTCGTGGAAAAGGAATTGAGGCGCCGCGGCGTGCGGCGCTGGGCCGTCGGCAGCAAGGTTCAGCACGACGCATCGGCGCTGTTCAAGTTTCTCAAATTTGAGCCCGTCGAGACAACCTACGAAAAATGGCTGGAGGGTTAAATTATGGTCGCAGCAGCAGTTGGCATTGGCGCAGCAGTCGCGGGAACGGCGGGCGCTGCGATTTCGTCAAGCGCTTCAAAGAGTGCCGCTAGTACGCAGGCTGACGCGGCAAATAACGCCGCAGGACTGCAGAACGAGCAATGGCAGCAGACGCAGGCCAATCTTAAGCCGTATATGCAGTTAGGTTCGTCCTCTATCAGCCCGCTTTTGCAGGCGATGGGGTACAACGTCACGCAGAACAGCGATGGGACGTACAGCTATAACGGCACGAACGCAAGCAATCCGCTTCAGCAAACTTTCAGCGCGCCGACCGAAGCCCAAGCGCAATCGACTCCGGGTTATCAGTTCACGCTCAATCAAGGGCTGAAGTCAGTCCAGAACAGCGCCGCCGCGCGCGGCCTCGGCACGTCCGGTGCCGCACTCAAAGGCGCATCGACGTATGCGACGGGCCTCGCGGATTCGACCTACAACGACGTCTATAACCGAGCGCTGCAGACGTTCAATACGAATTACAGCAGCGCCGCGAACAACGTCAACCGCCTGTCTGGCATCGTCGGCAATGGCCAGAACGCAGCGGCGACGAATGGCTCTCTCGGTGCAGCTGCTGCCGGCAACATTGGCAACACGCTGACCAGCGGCGCGAATGCGACTGCAGCCGGTACAGTCGGCAGCGCGAACGCCCTTACGAGCGGTCTGAATAGCATTGCGAATGGCGCGACGACATATGCGCTGCTGAACAACAACGCAGGGTCGAGTTCTTCGTCGAGCTATGGCGCGGTCAATGCGAACAATCCGTCTGGCTATAACGTCGGCTCCAACCAATACGGGTTCACAGTCAAATGACGCTCGATACTTCTATTGCTCTGAATGCGAATGCGCCGGCGCCCGCCAACCCACTGCAACAGGCGCTTCAGGTTGCGCAGTTCCGCTACATGAACGCGAACGGGTTGTCGCAACAGCAAGCCGTGAACGCGAACCGCGCAACGTCGCAGGCGTATCAGCAAGCGGTCGACCCGACGACGGGCCAACTCGACACGAACAAGCTTTCATCGTTGATTGCTGCTAGTCCTGACGCCGCATATAACTATGCTGCAACCATGAAAGGCGTGCAGGACATGCGCCAATCTCAGGCGACGCTCGACACGACGAAGCTAGACCAAGCGCAGAAGGCGCAGACAGCGCTTCGTAGCGGGATGGGGTCATTGCTGACGAAGCCCGATCTTGGGCCGGGAGACATCCAGCAGTTTGTCGGCACGATGGTAAAAGCCGGCTCGATCCCTCAACAAGTCGCTGACGCCGAATTGCAGAGCATGCCGCAAGACCCGTCACAGATTCGCCCTTGGCTCGCGCAGCATTTCAATTCGGCACTCTCTGGCGAGCAGCAGCTGACAAACATGAAGCCGAACTATCAGAATACCGATAGTGGGCCTGCAATCCTTGGCATCAACAACAACGCGAACGCCATCGGCCCGAACGGTCAGCAATTGCCTGTCGGCTCGGTTGGATACGCAGTTCAGAAGGGAATGGACCCGGTATCTGCCAGCACGCCGACGCAGGCATACGACGCGGCGACGCAGACGCCGATGAACATCACGCGCGCTCAGTTCGTACAGCAGGCACAAGGCAGCGGCCAGCCTCCTCCGATCCCGACGATGCCGGGCCTCGGCGCGCAAGGTGGTCAGGGCGGCCAAGCTGCGCCGATGCCGGGTGGTCCGCTTCCGGGTGCGCCGGCCGTGGCGCGTGGCGTCCCGACCGGTCCCTCGATGGGCGTGCAGGGATCGAACGATGGCAACGTGCAGACGGTCAATACGCATTGGGGGCAATTGAGCAACGATGCGGCGAACGCGCAGACCAATATCGGCATTGCTCAAAACATCAAGGCGTATGCCGACAAGGCGCTGACCGGCAAGCAGGGCGACAAGCTCGCCGCGGTCAACGGTATTCTGTCGATCTTCGGGCAGGGCGGTCAAACGGACATTTCGACGGCGACCGACCTGCTGCAGAAGAACATGGCTCGCCTGTCGCTCACATCGCGCCAAGGTGCAGGCGGAACGGATGCGGCCGGCGCGCTGGCGACTGCTGCAAACCCGCACGGCACGATGACCGCTGAAGCAATCAAGGACGCCGCCGATCAGGTCATCGGCGCTCAGCAGATGGCGCTCGCCGAGCAGAAGATTTTGCAGCCGTACAAGCTGAGCAACAACGTCGCCGGGTATCAGCAGGCTCAGACGCAGTTCAATCAGGCGGCCGATCCGCGCATCTGGCAATTCGCGAACATGAATCCGCAGCAGCGGGCGACGTTCAAGGCTGGAATGTCGCCCGCCGATCAGCAGGCCTTCGGCGCGAAAATCCGTACGCTTGAATCATTGGGGGCGATCCAGTGAGTTTATCTGACGACTTTGCAGCGATCGGCACTTCAGCACCGCAGAAGGCGGGGGCATCTGCTCCTGCTACGTCTTCGCCGGCGGCGCCCGCGAGTAATGCGCCGCAGTCGCTGTCGGCGCAGTTCGACGCGACGCCGACGACGGCGGCCAAGGCGTCGACGCCGAAGTCTGACGCTGCGCAGCCGCACGAAACAATGCCGCTCGATATTCTCGGGGGCGCCGTCGAGCCGCTCGTGACAATGGCGACGGGCGCGCTCGCGGCCCCAATCGGCGGCATCGCACGGCTCGCATCGGCAGCAACGGGAAGCGGCTATGACGATGCCAAGACGACCGGTAACAAGGTCACCGATGCGCTGACCTATCACCCTCAGACTCAGGGCGGCCAGCAGGCTCTTGCGGGCCTCGGTAATCTGGCGAGCGGTGCGAAGAATGCCGTGATGAATTCGCCTGTCGGCCCCGCGCTCTCCGCGGTCGGTAACGCCTACGACAATACGTTCGTGAAGGGCGCGCCGAATGCACTGATGGCGACGATCAATGATCAGGTTCCGACTGTGACGGCGAACATCGTTGCGCCTGCCGCGCTCGATGCGCTGAAGGGCGCCCCGAACGTATTGCGTCAGGCCATTGCAAAGCCTGCCGCAGCGGCCGAGCGCGTCGAGCCGTCCATGCAACCGCCAGGGGCCAATCCTCGGCCTGCTGCACCCGGTGCGATGCCCAATGGTCCGCGCCCAGTGCCGCCTTCGGGCGCGGCTCCTGCCGCAGGCGCGACACCCGATGCATCGGCGCAGGGCGCAACGCTGCGCGGCGTCGGTGCGGCAGAGGCGAACCTTAACCCATATGCCGGCCTGACCGGTGAGGAAGCCGCGCGCGGTGGTAGCAGCACTTTCCCGCAGGTGAAGGTGGCGAAGAATGCCGGCGACGTGCCGGCCGAAGAGCAGGCAGTCCGCGCGCAGATCGCCAATGAAATCCTTGGCCCGGAAAATGACGCCGTGCGAACGGGTGTCATCACCGGCAACGAGGACACGCTGCGAAGTGAGCACACGAATGCCAGGAGCCCAGATAACACGCCGGCTCAACTCGCGCTGCGCGACCAGATTGCGCGCGAGCAGCAGGCGCTTTCCAACTATGCGCAGGATCGCGTCGCGGCGACCGGCGCGAATCCGAACCTCATCAACAACGAGCAGCGCGGGCAGGTCATCAACGATGCCTTCCACGGGCCCGACAGCCTGAGTGACTATTTCCAGCAGGCGAAGAACCAGATCTACGACGAGGCGCGCGCGCAGACTGGCGGCAATCCGATCCAGTCCACGCACGTCGACGAGCTGCTGAGCGATCCGCAATTTCTGGCGGAAGCGGAGCGTAACGGGCATACCGGTGTTGTCTCCGGCGTCCAGCGGCTTATCTACCTCGCGCGCACGACCGGCTTCAGGGATCCGATCACGGGCGAGGTGACCGCACCAGGCAGCGTCGCCGCATGGGATGCGGTCCGCAAGTCGAATAACGCGGGCTGGACGCCTGACAATGCGCGCACGATCGCGGCGGTCAACCGTGCGATCGATCAGGATGTTGCCGCCGCCGCCGGCTCCGAGTCGTACAAGCTCGGCGATGCCGTCCATATGGCCCAGAAGACCATCATGGACGTGCCGGCCATCGCGAAGGTGTTCGGCGATGCGGACGCGAACGGCATCAAGGATGGTGTTGCGCTTGAGAAGCTGCCGCAGAAGCTGAACAACATGCCGCTCGATCAATGGCGCCATGTGTACAACACGCTCGACGATCTGTCGCGCGGTCAGGTGCGCGGCGCGCCGGATGGCATGCCGCCGGTGCCGCAGGAGTTGCGGCAGCTGGCAGCCGCCGCGAGGAATGAGATGTCGGGTTCGCTCGCGCGGGAGGTCTACGAGCAGGGCGCCGGCAAGACTGGCGTGTGGAATCAGAACAGCGCGAACAAGACGCTCAATTCAGTCGTCGGCCAGAAGATCACCGAGACATTCCCGCCTGATGAGGTGCAGCGGTTCCACGCACTGAACTACGGCGGCCAGATCATGCCGGGCGTGCACTCTTACGAAGGCGCCGCGCTGCAGCGGGACCGGATCAACAAGCCGGGGTTCATCGAGAAATATGGGCCCGGCACGGCGTATATCGCGGGTGCGAAGGTTGGCGGACCTATTACCGGATGGGCCGCAGAAAAGGGCGCCAATCTTCTCGCGGGCAAACTAAAGGTCGGCCGTCTTGACGCGCAGGGCAACCGGCTGATGGATGCCATGCGCGCGAATTCGAGCCTCGGCAAGAACTAGCGGTTCGTGCTCGCGAAGGTTTCCCAGCCGAGGAATAGCCCGATGCCGACCAGAAAGCCAAATACCGGATTGATGGAGAAGGCGATCGCAGTCAGGATCCCTTTCCCCGTCCACTTCGCGATTTTCTTGATCTTGTTCATTTAGCTCTCCGAGCCCGCCCCATGCGGGCTTTTCTCATTCTAGGCCGCTATTGTGCGGCCTTTTTGTTTTTGAGGCCTACATGCAGATTCTGCCGAACGGGAAATGCCAGTTCATCGACCAGAACGGCGCGCCGCTGGTGAACGGCTCAGTCTCCTTCTACGCGCCCGGCACGACAAACCCGCTTCCGACCTATCAGGATTCAGCGGGCACGATCCAGAATACCAACCCGATCCAGTTGGACAGCCGCGGGCAGGCAATCATCTGGGGCAGCGCGACCTATCGCCAGATCGTAAAGGATGCAAGCGGCGTAACGGTGTGGGATCAGATCGTTTCCGCTGCGGCCTCTGCTGATGCGCTCGCTGCGCTGACGACAACGCTTTCCGGCTCAACCGGGGCATCAACGATCGGCTACATCAGTGCCGCGGTAGGAAGCACAGTCCGAACGGTGCAGGACAAGCTACGCGAGTCGTATAGCGTCGAGGATGCGGGCGCAGTCGGGGATGGCTCGGATGAAACGGCAAAGCTCGTCGCAGCGATCACGTACGCGGCCACAAACGGTATTCCGCTTTACTGGCCGGCCGGAAAGAAATACGGGTTCACGAATATCGTAGTCGCGGTCGCAGGCGCCGTGTATCACTGGATCGGAACGCCCCGCTTGAAGCAACTCTCCACACGGGTAGCAGCGACGAACGCGCTCGAACTTGACGGAGTTCAATCCGCGACCCTTACATTGACGGCGACATCGCTCGCGCAATCGAACGTTATCAACGTCTCGGACGGCTCGCAGATCGTCGCAGGAAACACTATCCGTCTCCTAACGAATCGGCTTGCCTATGGTGATCATCGGTTCGATCCTAACAACTGCATTGGTCAGCTAGTGAAGGTTGGCTCGGTGTCTGGAAACGCCGTCACCCTGAAAGACCCTCTGGTGTTCGATTTGCCAGTAGCCGCTATTGCAAGCGGGACTGCTCAAGGCGGGACGAGCGGCACGATTATTCTGGCGGCCAGCGACGCGTCGACCGAAAACACGATCAAGAACTATCTTCTGACCATCACTGCCGGGACCGGGGCCGGTCAGTCGCGCTACATCAACACCTACGACCCCACAACGAAAATCGCAGACATCGGCACTTCCTATACGGGGTTCCCGCAGGCGGCCTGGGTCACGATTCCAGACGCCACGTCCCAATATTCCATTTCTGCCACATGTCAGGCGCTGGTAATGCAGACAGCCAGTGCACGAATTTCCGGGTTGGAGCTGGAAGGCTATCCCGCAAGCGGTGTTGCAGTTCGGGGGATGCAGGTGTCGTTCTGCGATAGCCCGGTCATTGAGAACTGCAAGATTTCCGGGTTCTCGAACCACGCGTTGTACACCTATCACAACTACCGCCCGAAGGTGATCGGCAACACATTCACTGGCGCGAATTATGTGACGCCCGGTGGTGGCGGACTCGGCTATGGGCTTTTCACGCTTGGCAACTTCGGGCAGATCGTCGCGAACAATACGGCGGACAACTGTCACACCGGTTTCGATAGCGATAACGGCGAAATGTATTTGCTGCGGATTGGCAATATCGTCACCGGCGGCGGCCTGACCTATGACGGCAACCAGTTCTGGCCACAGAACAGCACGTACGTGAACTCGGGCATTTCGAGCCACACCGGTTCTTTCTATATCACCGACATCGGCAACCAGATCTGCGACGTCTACAACAGCATGCAGAAGGGTTTCGGGCAGACGTTCCAGGGCAACACGATCCGTGGTCGCGTGTACTTCCCATGCGAGGCGTCGTACTGCACGAGCGTCACATATATCGGCAACACCTACGAAGATGGCATCACCTATAGCCCGAGCAATGGCCTTAACGGAGATGTGAACGGAAACGATGATCTGCCGCTGACTTCCAACTACGCGAATCGGGCACAAGCGTTCCTCGGCATCCGGCAAGCGACGCTGGTTAGGAACGCCACGATCGTAGCGAAAGGCAACGTCGCCAAGTCGGTGCAGCAGTCGTTTGCGTATGTGACCAATCCGACGCCAACGGGCGACGCATGGTCGCTGACGCTGACGGAGAACGACGTCACGTGCATTCCGCTGTCTCAGCAG